CGCGACGAACAGCCCCAGCGGGGCGGCCCAGCACAGACCGATGATCGAGTCGGCGCCGAACGCCGTCGCGGCGCTCGCACGCACCGTGTAGGTGACACCGCCGTCGGCCGACGTAGCCAGCGAGCCATTCGCGCCAGCCACCACGAACAGGTCGAGGTCGGGCGCGTAGCAGCTGCCGAACAGGTGATCGCTGCCGGCGCCAGAGCCCTGGGTCCAGTTCTCGCCGTCCGTCGAGTAGGCCACGGCGCCGCCGTTACCACAGGCCACGTAGCGCGGACCGCTCGAGCAGCAGTGGTTGATGTTTGTGGCGCCAAAGCTGCTGGTCACCGCCCCGAAGATCGTGTTGACCAGCGCGATGCCGCGGTCGTAGACCGCGTCGATGCCGGCCACCGGGCCGTCGTTCACCTGGTAGATCAGCTTCGCCGTGTTGACGCAGGGCGGGCTGACGTTGCGCACTACGCCGAAGCACCGGGGCTTCGGCTTGCCGAGCAGATCCTCGGCCACGCCCTCAAGGCCATCCGGCAGCACGTTGTCGCCGGCGTACAGGGTGGGCTGGAGCGGCACATCGAGTCGGAACTGGAAGTCGCGCAGCTTGACGGTCACGATGTCGCTGCGCACGTCCACCTTGGCCATGGTGGCGGTCAGCAGTGTCGCGAACCCACTGGGATAGGCCGCGCCCGGGGCACCGCGGCGGATGATCAGGTCTTGGCCATCCACGCCGCAGTCCTGGAAAAAATCGAGCGCGCCATCGCCGTTCAGCAGCTCGAGATCGCCGAAGCCCACGCGGCTGCGGCCGCGGGTCGTGCCGGCCGCGAACAGTTCACGCTTCGCCAACGCCGGCCGCCTGACGCGCGCGTCGAAATGCGTATCGAACGGCGTGTCGCCGCGGCCCGAGGAGAAGCCGCGGTTGGCGAAATAGAGCGTCCGCTCCGAGCCCACGGTGGGGTCGTAGACGCGCATCTCGACGGTGTACAGCGCGCGGGCGGTCATGTCAGTTCATCAGCGGCGAGCCGTCGATCGCCTGCAGCAAACGACGCAGCAGGTCCTGGACGGCGCGCAGCTCCGCGACGGTGGCGGTGTGGCCTTCCTGGCCCACCGCGGCGATGAACTGGAGTGTCTGCGGATCGAAGGTCGGCGGCGGCTCGCCCCCAGGGCCGAACGGGTTGTTGGGGTCCTGGGGGTTGTGCCCCGGACCAGTGGGACTGTTGCTCGGATTCCAGCCTGACGTGTTGCCCGCGATGCGGCGCAGCTCCTCCAGCATCTGCTCCTGGATGCTGCGCTGGTCCGCGAACATCTGGGCGATGGCGTCGGTGTCGGCCCGCACCCGGTTGAAGTCCTGCACGTAGGCCATGCTCGACGCGTTCACGGCGCGCGAGGCCTGCAGGAACGCCTGCGCCACTGCCGGGAACCGACCGGCTGCGGCCTGGTCCCCGCCCTGCGCCGCGCCGAGCACCTCGTTGTACTGCCGGCGGGCCTCACGGAGCTGCTCGATCGGCGACAGCGTCGTGAGCTGCGTGTTCAGCGACAGCGAGTCGCGGAAGGTGCGCAGGTCCTCGATGGTCCGCGTCAGCGACTCGATCCGATCGGTGGCCTTCTGCATGGCGTCGGCCATCCGGCGCGCGACGTCGGCCGCGCGCAACTGCTCGATGCGCTGGCGCTCCAGCTCGTCCAACTCGCCGAACCCTCCGCGCTTCAGCACCGCGCCGAGGCCGAGGGTGGCCGCCAGTTGCTCGCGCAGCTGAATGAACTGCTGCTGCACCTGGATGATCTGGCCCGCCAGGTCGTCACCGCTGATCGTGGCCCTGATCGAGGCGATGTTGAGTTCGTAGATGCGGCGGGTGCGCTCGCGCTCGATCTCTGCCGCACGCCTGGCCGCGTCGCTGGTGCCGAAGATGGCGCGCGCCAACCCGCTCAGCAGCGGGGCCGCGAACCCGGCTGCCTGACTGACGACGCCGAGCGACATGGCCATCTGGAAGATGCCGCCAATCCCGCCACCGCCACCGAAGAACCCGCCGGCCGCGCCCGCGAAGCCAGCGAGCGTGGTCGTCTGGGTCTTGGGATGCGAGCCGATGAACTCGGTGTTCTTCCGCGTCGCCTCGGCCAGCCGATCGTTCGCCTTGTCCTGGGCGAGTGCTTTGGCGTCAATCGCGGCCTTCAGCTCCCGCTCGGCGGCGATCATCCGGCGGGTGGCCTCCACGTTCTTGTTGGCGCCCTCTTGCCATTCCGTGTGGAAGTTGCGCTGCGCGGTGGCGGCGTTGCGAAGGTTCTGAACGAAGCCATCGATCGCGTCCCGGTGCGCATCCGTCATGCGCTTGTTGGCCGCGGCGGCAACATTCGCCCGGGTCAACGCGGCTTCCGCGACCGCGATGGCGCTGGCCATGCGACGCTGGTCATCGGCATTCGCCAGTCGCTCATCGCGACGGGGGTCGGAGACGACGCCGCCACGCGGACCCACGCGCACAATCTGCGGCTGGAGTTCCTCTGCCTGGCGCTTCAGCGCCGTCAGCATCGCGCGGGTGCTGGCGAGGTTGTCCCGCAGCCAGCGTTCGCTCTGGCCCCGAATGCGCTGGAAGCTGGCGACGATGTCGGACTCGACCTCTTCCTGCCGGCGGGCCGTGTCTTGCGCAGCTCTGGCGAACAGGTTGTACGCCGTGGCGCCGACGGCCAGCGCTGCGCCGACGATGCCCAGTCGACCGCCCATGGCGATCAGCGTGTTCGACATGCCCTGCGCCGAGACCCGGCCTCCGTCCAGTGAGGCGGTGAGACTCTGGACCGCGAACGCCCCGCGGGCGAAGGTGCGCGACGACAGCTCCGTGTTGCTCGATAGCGCAGCGGTGACCGTCGCGGACTGGCGCGCGGTGGTGTTGTACTGCTGGAGCGCCTGCGTGGCCCGTTGCGACTGCATGATGGTCCGCTGGAACGGATCCGCGCGGGCCACCATGTTCGCCATGTCCTGCGCCTGCTGGGCCATCGCGCGGGGCTGCGCCATGATCGACCGCTGGAATGGATCGGCGCGCCGCACCGCCTGCTCCAACGCCGCGGCGGCGTCGCGCGTCGTCTTAAAGGCGCTGCTGACATCGTCCCGGTAGGTTCGCGCGAGGCTGGTGCTGCTCGCCTCGGCCTTCTCCGCGGACTCCGCGAGGGAGTCGAGCGCCGCATCAGCGGCGACGACCTGCTGGCGCTCGACCGTGAGGCCCAGCGTCTGGATGTCCACTCAGCTACTTCCCTTCCGGCGCGAGCATCGCGAGATCCATGTCGAGCAGCGCGTCGACATCTTCCGGCGCGAGTCCCCAACTGAGCAGCCGGTTCGCCGCGTCGATGGCCTCGAAGCCAATGCGTTCCGGGCCATGTTCTCCGTAACTGCGTTGCGCGTCGAGCAGCAGGAACCGCTCCCAGAGCAGCGCCAGCTGGTGCGGAAACTCCGGTCCTTGCAGGGCCTCGATGGCCTGCACGTTGCCGCGCCGCGCCCCGGTCTCGAGGTGCGAGCGGCGCGAGGCGCCGCCTTCCATCTGCCGGAGTCCGCGTTCGTGGCGTGCATACTCGATTAGCTGGAGGACCTGTTCGCGAAAAAACCGGCCTCGTCGTTCATCGCCTCCTTGACCTGCTTCAGCACCCACTCGTGCCGCAGCACGATGTCGATGTTCTCGGGCGTGAAGGGGACGGGCTGACCGCCGTCGGTCAGGCCATCCCACCGGAGAAGGCACGCCGCGGAGATTTCGATGTCGTCCTTCAAGATCTCTTCCGGCGTCTGCCGGTTGCGCTTCTGCTTGATCCACCGGCGCTGCTGTTCCGCGCGCGCCTTGCGGAAGCGGTCGGAGTTCACGCCGGCCACCGTCATGGTGAACTTCTCGGTGGCGTTCTCGGGGTGGACGATGTCGATGGTGACACCTTCATCTTCCCGGGCCGTCACGGCGACGATGCGTTGCAGTTCCATGGTGCGTGCCTTTCATGGTGGAAGGTTGCCCGCGCCTGGCTGCGGCACGCCCGGTCGCTCTTGCGAGTCCCCGGCACAGACGCAGGACACGGGCAACAAATCGTCGGTTGCGGTGCTGCCCCGCGCGAGCGTGCGCGCGCGAGCCTATCGTCAGGCGGCCGACGTCAGGAACTTGATCATCGTCGCGTCAGCCGGGTTGCCGGCCTCGTCCTTGCCGCCACGCAGCGGCAGCGTCTCGACCAGCGGGCCGTCGCGGCCCGGCTGGGAGTCGTTGCCATCGAACACGGCGTTGCCCACGTAGACCGAGAAGAAGTCCTTGGGGTCCGCCTCGTTCTCGACCATGTGGGCGAAGAACTCGATCTGCGTCTCGGCACGGAACAGGTTGAAGAACGTCGAGCCGGTGCGGATGCCAGACACCGAGCCGGTCAGCCGGCCGTTGCCGAGGAACACGTCGGGGCTGCTGGAGGCCAGCACGCCGGGCACCTGGCCGCCGAGGTCGTAGGCCAGCCGGAACCCGGTCAGCGTGGCGTAGTCGGTGCCGTTCACCCGGATCGTGCCGTCGGCCATGACCAGCGGCAGTGCGGTGGTGAACGTCGGCGCGGTCAGGACGGGCGAGGATCCCGTGACCTGCTCGATGAAGCTGAGGCCCAGCATGCCCAGCGTGAGCATGATGGGCTTGTCGGGCTCGGCCACGATCTCGAGCCGGTTGAACTTGATGTCGGACCCGAGGTAGCTGATGTCGGTGTCCACCTCGTACTCGTCGGCGGTCCAGTAGGTGTCCACGTAGGTGGCCGGCGAGAAGAGCTTCTTCGCCACCGTGAGCGTGCAGGCGATGTCGGCGCCCTGGGCCGTTGCCCCGCCGGCCAGCGTGATCACCGTGGCGGTGACGTTCGTCACCCGGAACCAGATGCCGTTGTTGGCCGCGGTGCTCATGTTGGCCAGCTTGATCAGGTCGCCCTTGGCCACCACGCCGAGCAGGGTGGTGGTGCCGGCCTGAGTGATCTGGGTGGCGCTGTCCACCGTCAGGCTGGTGAGCCCCGCGGAGTTGTCGTAGGTGCGCACCGCAGCGGCGGTCCAGGTGGTGCCCAGCAGAGCTTCGAGGAACGGGTCGTAGCTGCCCACCGAGAGCTCGCCCATGTAGGCGCCGGCCACCGACTTCGTGCCGTGCCGGCCGCGGGTGCTCTGTCGGTCGCGCCGGATCTCCACCGACTCGATGATCTGCTTGGTGAGCGCCAGGCGCTGCGAGCCTTCGGCCAAACGGAAGCCGTAGCCCGAGCCGCCGGAGGCCGGCGAGCCGAGGCCCGCCTGCTTCTTCAGCGCCACGATCAGGTTGTTGTTCGTCTGGTTGGCCATCGTCAGGCTCCTAGTTGACCGAGGTGAAGCGCCACGGAATCGTCACGACCACGACGGACCAGCCCTTGCCATCGGGGCGCAGCGCCGAGCGGTACGGCTTCTGGGGATTGGCGCCGATGCGCAGGCCGGTCAGCAGCGAGCTGTCGCCCGCCGGGTACAGGTCCCGGATCGCGTCGGCCGGCACGGTGATGCCCTGTAGGCCCACGTTCTCGGGCCCGTAGAGCTTGACCAGGTAGAACCCCTGGTCCTCTTCGATCCCGTGCGGGATGAGCCCAGGGCTGAAGCCCGGGCCCGGCACGAACTCTTCTTCGGCGAACGGGTGCAGGTTGCTGGGCCGCTCGAACGCGACGTTCTCCCACGCCCGCGCGGCGGGCAGGCTCACGCTCAGCGAGCGTCCACCGGCCGAGCCTTCCGCCGTCAGCGTCTCGTAGGTCGTCAGTGTCAGCGCCGCGACCTGCTTGATCAGCCTCGGGGTGTTCGTACCGAAACCCGCCGGCACGACTTCCATGCCCGGGTGAAAGCCATCAGTGATGAACGAACCCGTCAGCCGCGTATAGCCCGTGGTCGTGGCGGCGAGCGACATCGTGCCGGTGGTGCACACCGACAGCGTCAGCAGCCGACTGCGCAGCGCGAGCTGAATGGCGGTCAAATCAGGCACCGCGCACCTCCGCGATCGCGGCCTCGACGATCCGCTGCCAGCCCTGCACGGTGAGCTTCACCGAATGGAACCCGCCCACGGTGGACCGCAGCGTGAGCTGCCGGCCCTCGCGCGTGCCATCCTCGATCGCCGGCGCGTACACGGTCTTCGTCATGATCAGCGCCCGCGCGGCCTCGACGACGAACTGCCAGGACGCGCGGAGAAATCCACCGACACGTCCGGGGTGGTAGCCGGGGCCGTATTGGCCCACCGGCTGGCCTGGCGCGCCGGTGATCCGCGAGCCCGTGACGACCGAATCGAACGCCATCTGTGACGACCGAAGGAACACCGCCTTCTCGGTCGCCTTGACGTCGAGCGTCCACCGGCGCACACCTTGCGCGAAGGCACCCATCAGCGACTCACCACGACGCGCGCGATGATGGCCGTACCATCCGGCGCAACCTTCTTGACGTGCCGCACCGTGTAGATTTTGGACGCCCAGGTGACCTGCGATCCCAGCGCCGGCAACTGGCCGTAGGTGGTGGCCGCGAACAACAGCGTGAGCGTGTCCTCTTCCTTGAGGCTCAGCCGCTCGTACTGCTTCGGGTCGCCGCCCACTTCCATCGCATAGCCCGCGACGCTGGTCGTGCTGCTGGTCGAGGTGTCGTTAGCCGCGTCGTAGACCATGGTGGTGGACGCGAACGTCACCGCCTGGCCGTTGGCCCGGATGTCCTCCAGCGCGCCCGCGTGCTCGACCGCGAACGTCACCGGTGCCTCACCGGGATGGTGCGATGCGGCAGCACGACGCGCCGCGGCCGACGCAGCGTCGGCAGCAGGCGCGACATCTGCGCGCGCTCGGTGCCGTCGGCGGCCGGCGTCGGGCCACCCACGCCGTAGTGATACGACGCGTAGTGGAAGCAGCGGTGGAAGTAGCTGCCGTGCATCAGGTCAGGCTCGGCGTCACGGTGCGGTTGCCATCCTCGTCGGCCGTGCTGGCCAGCCGCGGCGTGCCGCTGTTGCCGATAGCGGCGAAGGCTGGGGCATCCGGCCCGCCGGTCACGTTGCCGGCTGACTCCGCGGCCATCGCGCGCTGCGCCTGGCGCGGCGTGACCCCGGTCTCGATTCCGTTCGCACGGTCGAGGTAGGCGTCGGCGATCGCGTTCAGGTGCGCGGTCAGTGCCGCGATCACATGCGCCGGCGCCTTGGAGCCTTCATAGATCTTGACCGTGACGGTGCCGGTGGGCACGTACGGCAGGCTGCCGAGGAAGCCGAACTCCAGCTCGCCAGCGCCGCCGGTGTAGTCGAAGTAGGTGACGGGGATGGCCTGGCCGGCGCCCGTCGCGGCCGAAGCGATGTACGCGATGAGCCCGGCCGGCGCGGAACCATCGACGGGGCCGAACATCGTCTCATGCGCCGCGGCCGGGTAGGCGACACCGATCACCCCCGCGGTCGCACGGGCGTAGCCCGCCGCGATCGAGGCGGCCGTGAAGGCGTACTTGCAGCCGTTCGGGAATGCGGCGAGCGGATGGTCTTCAGTCTCGAACTGGAGCGAGACGTCCTCCCACTCCTTGGTGCCCGTCTGGTCCACCAGCTTGACGTAGCCGAAGGCCCCTTCCGTCTGAGAACCCGGCACGCAGACGGCGTACTCGCCGGCGCCGAGGTGCTTGAACAGGCCGGCCGCATCCAGCGCGGCGCCGATGGTGGCAACGTTGCTGGTGCCGGTCGTGGTGTTGTTGAGGTTCTCCGACTGGAACGTGCCCGAGTCCGACTTCACGAACAGGAAGCCGGCTGCATCCCCACCGGCCCAGGTGCCCGAAGTGAGCCAGACCGCCATCACGACGCAGGTCGCGGCGGAGGTTGCGCCGGTCAGCGTCTGGCCGGGCAGGATTTCTTCCGTGCCGCCCGAGGTGAACGCGATCGTCTTGCCCGAGGGATTCGCTGCCGCGAGCCGGTTGTTAGCGACCTTCACGTCGCCCGCAGCCGAGGGAACCGGGGTCGCCTCGAAGTCCGTCGCGCCCTTGTCGATCAGCGGCAGCGTGAACAGGTAGTCCGAGCCGTAGGGGATTCGCACCGTGTCGCTCCTTTACCGAATCGCGCCGCGGGAGACACCCACGCCGCCGTAGACTGCCGGGGAACCGCTCAGGCTTGTGGACAGCGTGATGCCGTAGACGATGATGCCTGGGATGTCGTTGGCGTCGGTGCTGGCGACGCGAGCCCACAGCTTTGAGCCGGACGCGATGGCCTGCATGACGATGGCCGGCACAGCGCCGCCCACTTCCTCGGAGCTCGACAGCGGAACCGAGAACTCCATGGGGAACGCGGTGACCGCGCCGCTATTGGGCCCGGTCCCGAGCTGGATACCGACGTTGCGCGTCGCCTGGGTCGTGTCGGCGCCCTGGTCCAGGCCGATCGCCCAGAAGTTGTGATCGGCGCTCGTGTCGCCGAGCTCCACCCAGGCGCCGTAGTCGGCGGTGCCCGAGGTGATGAGCGTGCCGCGGCTGTTGGCGGCGTCCGCGCCATACGTCACCACGGTCGCCGCGCCGAGCGCGATGCGCGCGGCGAGCGGATCCTGGACCAGCTTGATGCCGACCAGCACGGTGTCGCTGCCAATCACCGCCGCGAGCCGGGCTCGCACACTCCGATTCGCCGGGATGGTGACCGGGAAGAAGAAGACTTTGGCCCCGGCGTTGGTGGCGTGCACCGCGCCGGCGTTGATGTTGTTGACCAGAATTACTTCGTTGCCACCCGTGGTCTCATCGCCATAGGCGAGATCGAGCAGCATGCTGGTGTCGGTGGTGACCTGGCCGACGGCGCGCAGCAGCAGGTTGATGCCGTAGCTGATCTTCGCGCCCGTCGAGGCCAGCAGTGTGACGTAGGCGCCCTTGGTGTGGGGCGTGGCGTCGGCCGCCACCGAGACGCCCTGACGGGTGGTCTCCGTGGTCGCGGCGAAGTTGCTCAGCAGGGTGGCGCCGGTGAAGAGCATCAGTTCTCCCCGATGATGTTGCCGAAGGCGCCGGGCCAGTCCGCATGCGAGACGGCGAAGCCGCCCTGATAGGCGTAGGGCGATGACGGGAACCAGAACGAGCCGCCGAGCCCCGTGCTGCCAGCCCCGATGATGTCGAGGTTCTCTTCGAGCCCCTCCTCGGTTTCGGCCAAGTGGACTTCAGGGTTGTCGGCCAGTGTCAGGGACGCGTTCTCGTTGTCGAAGTCCGCGTCCTCGAACATGATTTCATTGTTCATGTCGTAGACTCTGGCGTGGAACCGCCCGAGGACGCCGGTGGTGCGTGTGACCTGCAGCTCCCAGCGAACACTCTGAGACTTCGCGATCACGGGGCTGTACCAGCCCGCATTGGCGAAGACGTGCGCGGCCTCGAACACCGGCCGGAACCGGATGCGCCACTCCGTGTCGCTATCCATGTGCGTGTTGAAGGTCCACGACTCGTCGCCGGTATCGCCCGACTGAATCGGGTGGTTATCCTCGTCGGTGGCGACTTCGGTGGTGAAGGTCTGGAGCAGCTTGAAGTAGCCACGCACCCACATCGAGGCGCCGGCCGCCGGGAAACCAAGTCCGCTCTTTTCGATGTATTGGAACCCGCCGTCAACTTCGAGCGTGGTGACCTTGAGGCAGTTGGTCATGGGGAAGTCCACGCCTTCCGCCACGCAGTTCACGACACTCAGCCCGCCGACTCCGCCAGGCGAGCCAGGCTCGTTCCACTTGCTACCGTCGGTGTAGTCGGAGGCGTCGGTCCCGGTGCCGTTGCGGAAGTCCGAGAAGAACACGCCCGCGACCGTTCCGCCCCCTCCGCCGCCGCCCACGGTGACACTGTTCCGCGCCAGCGAACGACCGGCCGGCTGCGCGCGGCCCAACCCCCCGAACCCGCGACCGTACAGGCTGGGGCGCGGGACGACCGCAGTGCTCAGCGCGTGGCGCCGCATGGATTTCGTCAGGCCTGTCGCAGGTGCGAGCCAGCCGGCAGCTGCACGATGGGGCTCTGGCGCTGCGCGCGACGCGAACGCTGCTGCACGACCTGCTTGGCCACCTCGAGCATGCCGTAGGCGAGCAGCAGGTTGTCGGGGATGCCTTCGACCGTCAGCTGCTGGTTCATGGGCTTGAACCGCAGCGTCATCACGACGTCGGGCACGATGGGGGTGACGGGTTCGTCAACCATGAGAACGCTCCTGGTGCGTGCGAGTCAGCAGCGAACAACGTCTAGTGTGCCAGCCGTAGCGCTCAGCAGCGGACCGATCTCATCCAGCACGCGCGGAAACCGCGCCAGTCCAGTCTTCTGGTAGTAGGGATCAGCCCACCGCGTGGTGAGCACGTCCACCGTCTTCTCGATCACTCCGGAATTGGCCGGCAATGCACCGATGTCGGTGGTGCCGGCCTTGAGGAACTCGACCGCCAGCTCCATCTGTCCGCGCCGCACCCGCGCCGGGAGCTCGTCGTCCTCGAAGTACAGCTCGTCCAGGTCCGAGATGTTCAGCACGTTCGGCGCGTCGGGGTTCAGCGCATCTTCACGCGGCCACGCCCCGGCCTGTGCGGCCGTGGTGCGCGTGCCCAGCCAGGCGAGGGTGTTGAACCAGCGGAAGGACTCGACGAGCGCCTTCTTTTCGTCCTCGCTACACGTGGAGCCAGTCACCGTCGCGCCGCTGTGCGCGTTCAGCCGCGTGGCGAGGTGAGCGATGAACTCGGCCTCGGTGACGAAGCTGTTGGCGTTTGCGGCGCCCGCGGTGGCCTCGATCGTGACCGCCACGGTCTACTCGGCCTTCTTGTTCGACCGCCTGACCGGTTCGCCCATCAGCTCGGCCGGCGGGAGCTCCGCGGCCGTGGAGGCGTTGGCCGGCATGCCGAGCGGATGCTCTTCCATCTGGCGGAGCCCGGGCACCAGGTCGGCTGGAACCGGTTCTGGTACGGGAGTGGGCGCAGGCGCATCGTCCGGCAGGCGACATGCCCCGCTGGCCAGATGCGCCTTTGCGTCCACGACCCAGAACGACCGCAGCCTGCCGGTCGCGACTTCGACCAGTTCGACCTGCCCGTCAGGCGCGCGCTGAGGGAGGGCCACGCTACACCGACACCGTGGCCACGAACGCCGAGAAGTTGATGCCGGTGGCGATCGTGCCCGTCACGTTCGTGTACACACGCGCGTACCGGAACAGCACGCCGTTGATCTCGTTGCAGAACGGCAGCTCGTACGTGCCGACCGCCGTGTCCTGGTCGGCGCCGATCAGCGTCTCGAGCGCGCCCACCGCGAGGATCGGACCCTGCGCGATCACGGACGCGAAGGAGGCCGAGTTCGAGAGCTGGATGCCGATGTCGTACCGCTCATCGTTGCTGGCGATTTCCACCGCCGTGATGGTGACCACCAGCACGCCATCGAACCGGGCGAGGCCCAGGTCGAGAATCCGCGCCGCGGCGGCAACGGTCGCGGCCGCGTCGGCCGCCACGAGGCCCGCATCCTTCATGAGCATCGCGTGGTCGTAGGTGTAGTCCCGGCTCTGCTTGGCCATGGTTCTGGTCTCCTGGTGTGCCGCCGGTTACGCGGCGACGGCCTTGATGATGGCGAAGTTGATGACCATGGCTCCGGTGTCCGCCGTGGAGGCGTGGAGGTTGGTCAGCGTGATCGAGAACGACCCGGCGGCGACCGCCGTCACGTGCACCACCGAGGTGCTTGGGGTCTGGCCGGACGCCGCGCACGCCACGACCACGTCGCCCGCCGCCACCTTGTTGTTGGTGACGATGAACGTCGCTTCCGCGCCGGCCGCGAGGCTGGTGGCGTCCGTGGTGATCTGGCCGCACTTCGTGTTGATCGTGACGCCGGTGGCGCGGTTGGTGATCTGCGTGACCGCGCCGCCGTGACCGGTGACGTACCCCGGCCCTTCGGCCGGCACTTCGATGTCCTGCCGCGCGACGCGGTTGGCGCCCGTGCTGACCTGGACGCTGAGGATTCCGGTGGCCATCGTCAGGCCACGATCGCGGCGTTGCTGATACCGCCGTAGCGTGCGATGGCGCGCGGGTGCTCGACCGTGAGGCCGATCAGCCACTCGACGCGGGTGACCAGCTGCGGGTCGGTCGTCTCTTCGCCGAGGTCGGTCACTTCCATGACCCCGTTCTGGATGCCGGACAGGTAGCCGTCACCCAGCGAGACGCAGTACATGGAGGCCGAGCTGGTGCCGCCGGGCGTGCCGAGGATGTCGCCCGTCTCGTCGAAGGCCAGCGGCTCGGTGCCGTCGTTGTCCTCGTAGGGCACGACGATCGGCACGCCGTTGTAGTTCATCACCGTGCGCCCGAACTGGTCCAGGGTGTAGGTGATGTAGCCCGCCACGGTTGGGGTCCGCGCGGCCGCGGTGAACCGGCGACGGAGCGCCTTGTTCATCCACAGCTGCTTGTTGGACCCGGTCACCAGGTCGATCAGCTCGTCCACCTTGGCGAGCGAGCAGGCGTCGCCGTTGTCAGTGGTGCCGGCGCTGATGACCTGCGTGCCGGTCAGGCTGATCCGGCGCTGCAGCCCGTCGAACTCGCGCGGATCGCTCGAACTGTCGCCCTTGATCATCTTGGTGGTGATAGCGGCCGCGAGCGCCTTGGCCTTCAGCGACTCGTGGCTGGAGCGGACTTCCGCGCCCATCATCTTCACGAGCGCGCGGTCCACCGACAGGTCACCGCCCGCGATGCGCAGCGCCTCGGCCTGCGGATTGATCACGCCGACCGACCGAGTGTAGGCCTCGTTGAGGCCGCGGAACGCGATGCCCGGCAGGGCCGCTTCCTGGTTGTACGCGTAGCTGTTGCCGGGAATGGTCTTGAAGGGAAGGCTGGCCAGCCACGCGCTCGCCTTGGCGAACGTGGCGATGACGCCCGCCCGCTTGGTCTGTCCGTTGGCAAGCGCCAGCTTGGCGGCTTCCAGCAGCGTGAGGTACGCCATGTGTGCGTCTCCTGAGAGGTGGTCCCCTCAGGTGCGCGCAAACGAAAGCGCCGAGGGGGATTCGTTGCTCTGTCTCGGTGGAATCGCTCCACCACGACATTGCCGAAATCCCTTCGGCGCTACGCTGGCCCAACCGCTGCCTGGCAGCTCGTGAGGTGAGCTAGTCCGCGGTTCGGGTCGCCACCCGCCGGCATCGCGCCGGCCCGACGGTGCTACGCTGCCTTGATATTCGCTTCCGCCAACAGCGCCGCGGGGTTCAGCACGCGCTTGTCAGCATCACCTCCGGCATCTTCGGCGGGCTTCGACAGCATGCCCGTCTGCCCACTGCCGGTCGCTCTGGTGCCCTGGACCCACTCGGGCACGGTCTTCATCAGCGTCTCGACGTGCTTCTTGACGTCCTGACCGGGCTTGCCCTTCACCATCGGCTTGCCATCGTCCGTCAGGTCGAACTCGTCGCCGTGCAGCTTCCAGAACGACGCGTTCTTCTCGGGGATGCCCTTGCCTTCCACGAACATCTTCCCGATCACGTCCGTCAGACGAAACGCCCGATTCTCTGCCGCCAGCTTGTCGCGATCCGCCACCTTGGGGCCGTACTCCGCCTCGACTTCCGCCTTGGCCTCGGCCTTGATCTTGTCTACCGTCTCCTGGGTGACGCCGCTCTTGCCGGCCTCGATCTCGCGTTCCTTGTCTTTCAGCGCCTTGGCCGCCGTTTTCGCGTTCTTCTCCGCCGCCTCACGCTTCTCGCGTTCCTTCTGCAGCGCCTCCTGGTGCTCCACGCCGGAGTCCTTCGGCTTCCACTCCCCGTCGATCTCTTCGTAGAGCTCCTCGAAGCCCTTGGGAATGTCCTTCTCGGCCTTGTACGTCGGCAGCGCCATCGAAAACCCTCAGAGTTGTGTGCGGGACTCTGTCAAACGATGGACAGTCGGTTCTACGATGTAGCGGCAATTATAGGGGTATCGGTCCTGGAAATGCAAGAGCGGTGATCAGTTGGCGCCGACGAGTTCCAGCTTGGGGGCCGGCCTGAGGATGTACCGGGCGATGCACCGGCAGTTGAAGTCCGACTCGCCTGGCACCATCTGCCCGTTGGAAAACGGCTGGTCGTAGCGCACGCGCTCGCCATGCATCTCGAGGTGCTCAGGTCGGTTGCGGCCGTCGCCGGCCGGTCCGCCCACCACCACCCACTCCTTGTCGAGCTGCCCGCCCTCCACGTCACCGCGCGCGATCGCGTCGTCCCACGCCAGCTTCTGGCCCAGCTTCACGCTGTCCATCGCAGCGGTGTGGGCGTTGGTCTCGGCGTTGAAGGCCACGAACCGGCGACGGTACGCGGTCACCATCTTCTCGACTTGCTCGTCCGACAACTGCCCCACGCGGCTCAACGTCCGGTCGAAGCGCCGGTCTCGAAGCCGATAGTCCAACGGGCTGCGGTCGCTCTGGCCACGCAGCGCGCGCTCGAAGTTTACCACGGCCAGTTCCTGATTGGGCGCCAACCCGATCACCTGGCGCAGACCGACCGACATCTCGCGGGGGCTCACGCCATCCTGTAACCCGCGGTCGATGTGCTGACGGACCGTGTCGCGGATCTGTTCGTTCAGCGTCGTGATCACCCGAGTATTCAGGTTGCGCACCGCGTCGGTGACCCGGGGGTTGAGCTGGTCGAAGGTGATGTCCAGGCCGTGCGGGGTGAGCCGCGTCATCGACTGCGCGGTCTCGAACGTGCTGGTTCTGATGGTGCCGCTCAGCGCGCCGTAGATGCGCTGCTCGAACTCGGCGATGTGATTCAGCAGCGCGTCGGCACCGCCGCTCTGAATGGCGGCGCGCAACTCGGCCTCGGTCATGCTGGTGCGGATAAGCTCCCAGGCCCGCAGGATGCGCCGCGCCACCTCGGGTTCTGCCATGCCCGCGCGTCGCCGGATACGCTCGTAGAGGCGGCGTTCAGCTTCGGTCACGTGGGCGGCAGGTCGAGCCGGCGAGCCTCCAGCTCCATCTCGACTTCCTTGGCCTTCTGCATGGCCATGCGGGCTGCCATGTAGTCGGACGTGAGCTTGGTCGCCGCCTGGATCTCGACCGACTTGTCCAACAGCCGGTGGAAGTAGGCCGCAGCGACTTCAGCGTCAGCTTCAATCTCGCTGAAGGCTCCGCTCACGCCGCGGGCCTGCGCTGCTGCAGCCGCTCCATCTCCGCGGACCGCTGGTCCTCTTCCTGCTGGCGCTGGGCTTCACGGTTCACGTTCATTTCCAACTCCAGCTCTTCGAGGTTCGCATCGTCCGGAATCCTACCGCCCGCCTTCAGCGCCTTCAAGACCACCATGTCCGGCAGGCCCATGTCGCGGGCCAGCGCCGCGTAGGCGGTCATCACTTCGGGCGACATCGTCGTCGCGTCGAAGTCCTTACTGATGGTCACCGTGGGCGCCTTGGTCTTGTCGATGCCCATATACCATGCGATCAGCTCGAGCATGGTGTTGAGCACGTCCTCGACAGCCTGGCCTTCGGTGGCCAAGGTTGAATTCTCCGCCGCCGCATCCAGTCGGTGCGCCGCCGCGGTCTCGGCGGCGCGGGTATCGGAGATCAGGAATTGCTGGCCGAGCTGGCCCATCTGTTCGAGCTTTTCCTTGATCCCCTGCTCGAGCGGCTGGAAAGCCTCGGTGGGCGGCGCCGCATACGTGACGGACGCACCCTCGCCCTGAACGTGAATCCACACCATCGGACCCATCTTGAGCTTGCCTGGCTGGGTGCCGCCCTGGCCGTCCGACTCCTGAGCGAGCTGCCCCGTCACGACGGGCTGCGGGAACGCCGCCACCTCCTTGTAGAAGCGGAGGTTGGTGGCCTGGCGCCAGTGCCCGAGGTTCGCGTATGCCACGCCGCGTAGCGGCGGCTCCTTCACGAGGTCGTAGTCGCCGGCCACCGGAATGCGCGGACACAACTTGCCGTTGCGGTTCAAGAAGACGCCCCGACCGACCCGTTTGAAGCCCTGCGTGCCGCCCTGCTTTTCGCCCGCTTCGCGCCACAGTTCCCACGAGGCGCCGCGGCCCATCGACTCGTTCTTCTCGTTGACGATCTCACCCAGGCGCAGCACGCGGTACTGTTGCACGCTCTCGATGCCGTACGAGCCGGTCCGCACCGCCGCCGACTCCTGCAGCACCAGCAGAGTGAGCGTCTGGACGTTGTCGATCACTTCGTGAAACCAGTTGATCACCTGCCGGCGCGAGTAGAGCGCCACCATGGGCCGCAGGTTCAACGTCGCTTCGTCTTTCGAGGTGGGATCGCCAGGAGATGGCGGATGGTCGACCAGGATGATGCCGTAGCCGTGCTTCAGGTCTGCGTTGGCGTAGTACTTGGCGAACACCGGGCCCGCAGTGCCACGGCCGTCGATGTTCTCCCAGATCGGCGTCATCGCGGTTTCGGAGCCCTGATAGTCGATCTGCAGCGGCTTCGCGAACAGCATCCCGACGCCGGCCGAGAGCACGCGCTTGAAACCCTCGAACAGCTCTTCGATCTGTCGGCGGATGTTGTACACGTTGCGGCTTTCGTCGGCCCACTTCCGGATGTAGCTGCGCTGGTGGGAGACCTCCCACATGCGTTCCGGCCCGCCGAGCAGATCGTCGATGAGGTCGAGCGGCTTCTGCGCGGCGACGACCTCCGGACGGGTGTAGTTGACGAGAGTGGGGTCCGAGGTATTCAGGGGCGGCCCTCGCCAGTGCGAGTGACAAGTCGTCAAACGGAATGCGGGGCAAGATAGGGAATCGCCCCGGGGAAGTCCACGGTTACATGCTGATCGTGCCGGTCTCCAGCAGTGGGGCTGGCGGCGCCAGCACGCGATACCGGGACTCGTCGGCCACGTGGTCCTCGGCGTTGGTGTCGATGTCGTCGGGCTTCTTCTCGTCGCGTGGCAGCATCGGCACCGTGCGGATGAAGTTGGTACAGTTCGCGAAGATGAAGAGGCCAGGCTCCTCGAGCGGGAGGGTATTCCCGGCGCGGTCCTTCTTCGGCCTCCCCGCCCCGAACCGGTCGCGCATCAGCTGCCAGCCGTTCTTGCGCGAGCCTGGTCCCTTGTTCGCCGCGGTCCACGTGACGCCCGCTTTCTCGAAGCTGCTGGCGATGCTGTGACCATCCTGCACGTCGAAGATCGAGCTGTCGGCCGGGCCGGGGGCGATGATGCGCTTGGGCCACGCGTACTTCTGACGCTCAAGAATGCCGCGGGCGATGTCGCCGCCCTCCATCTGCAACCCCACGTTGGTCTTCCCGGGTCGGCAGCCGTACCACTCAGCCACGCGTATCAGTGTGCCACGGGGAAAGGTGCGCTGAGCGCCGTCAGCCAGCGTCACGCGGCTCCCGTCACATTCCGCCCACCAGCCCACCGAGAACGGC